AGCTCACAACCAGCCTCGGGCTATGATACGTGGATCGACAGTGCTTCCTCTGATACCAACGAGAGTAGTGAAGATCGCCTATTTATTGGCGAGTGGTGGGGCGGTGTTGAAACTGGACGGGCGTTCGCTAAGTTCGACCTGTCCAGTATTCCTTTGGGTAGCGTTGTCACTTCCGCATCTTTCTCGATATGGACCAAGGTTGATTACAGCAACAATGCGCGCTCAGTAAAGCTATATCGCGTAAAGCGGGACTGGGTGACTGCGGAGGTGACATGGAATAGCTGGAAATCGGGTAATTCCTGGACAACGCCGGGAGCTGGTAACACCACCAACGACATAGATGGAACGTCCCATGCAACCGGCTCAACAACTGCCAGCCAGGCCGCGGACACTGAGATTCCGTTGACTTTCGATACCTATGGGATGAGCGAGCTTTCAAAAATGATCTGGGGAACGGTTTCCAATTATGGCTGGTTGATAAAATATGACACCGAGAGCGATGATTCTTATGATTTCCATAGCTCCAGATCTGCCACACCTGGATATCGTCCGAAGTTGGTGGTCGATTACGTGGTACCGGGTTCGCCCGGTTTGATGATTGTCGGACTATTCTCGGATTGGGGTGCGAGACATGTCAAGTGGAGCAAGAAGATGAAGAAGATTCTCAATCCCTGGGATGTGCCCGACTGGTGTCCCGCACCAATCTAACAGGAGGTTACAATGAATCTAAATCCTGAAACACCCATTCAAATGCTAAATTGGTTGATCGCCTTTGTGGCACTAGTATTTAGCATCGTATGGACAATTAGGCACAAACACATCTGGTACTTTGGGATACCAATTATAGCACTACTACTCCACCAACTTGCATTCTACTCATATGTAATCACCCTAGATGTACTTAGCGATACACTCACATTTCGAAACTCTGATATGGCAATTATTTGGTCAGCTCTATTGCGTCTACATGGTATCATTACTGCATGTTTCGCACTCATCATTGCTGGCGCTGTAGAAAGGGCTATCCCATGGATAAAATCCTAGAATACGTACTACAGTATGTAGTACCAGCACTCTTTATGGCCATTCCAGGCGCTATAGCTGCAGTATATGCATATCGATCCGTAAGAGACCAAAATGCCTTGTTGGCTAAGAAGCTTCCTGCAGAAGTCAACTTTCTCGACAAGGATGCAGCCAGTAAAATTGGCCTGAACTATGACAATCTAACTGAGTCACAACGGGAGTTCATCGATGCGTTGGTAGCTCAAGTGAAAGTGGATAAAGAGCGCATAGATGAACTCGAGCGACAAGTAAGGCGTTTGAGTAATCAAGTATACTTACTGGGTGGAGTACCTGATTTGAATGGTTTGGTAACCATACCAGAGAAAGGAGGTAAAACATGACACTAGATACATCTCTGATTCTAACTGTTGCGTTTGTCATCGCAATCACATCGTTCTTCAAGACCCAACTGGGCTTGAAGGGGTGGTGGGTAATTCTAGCAGCCTTCGTTGTGTTGCTGGTGCTGCTATACATCCCCCTGCTGATCGTACAGTTCCCTGTAGCAGCTTCTTATCTAGACGCACTATGGAAAGTCATAGTGTTGCTACTGACAGCTGCGGGATCCGTTGACTTTGTGAAAGAAATTCGCTCAGGCTAACATTAAGCACTTTAGCACTGTGCAAGGAGGACGTCACGAAGCATGTTCGTTAGAACCGCCTAGAACGTTCTCAACTACATTCTTGAAGCCGTACTCTTCCATGACAGGAAGGTGCGGCTTCATCTTTTCTACCATTGCTCGAATTCCTTTGCGATCGGACAAAAGCCAAACCCATCCGCCTCGATGAATGTAGTGATTACCCCCAAACTGACGTTCCAGGATATCGATTTCCAAACGGTGCTTAGTATAAACCATTACTTGAGGATACTTCTTCTTGTAGAAGTATCCCCTACCACGCTTCAGCAGCACAGCGCTGGCGCTGGAGAGAGATTTGCCCTGCATACGTCCTCCGTTGATAATGTACTTCGTTGCGCTCATACGTGCACCGTTAAGTCTGCCATAGTATCGTTTTCCTTCTCACCTGAATGGAAGACCCAACCTTCTTCAGGTCCATTGTACGCTTCGTAATCTCCACCACACCATCTATCGCGTACTTCAACATCTGCAACCCACGGAATCTGTGGGAAGTACCTAGTTCCTACTTCCTTCATCTTGGCAAACATTCGCAGGCCAATGTCTTTGCCCTGTGCTATTGGCACTTCCGCGATGATGCTGTCGTGTACTAATAGTACAATAGGTACACCTTCATTGTGTAACTCAAGTGCCGAAATCAAGTCTAAGTCTGATGCTGTAGATGATATCACCATATGCGTACTTGCTTTGCGAACGTCGCCAAGAATGGATTCCACAATTAGTGGGAAGCGTCTCTTCCTACCAAAGATGGTAGAGACCTCACCTTCCTTACGCATCGTCTCGAATTGCTTTCGCTTCCAGGCTAATGCTGTAGGCATCATCCGATTATAGTCTTGAACGAACTGATGTGCTATCTCAATAGGTAGACCTGCATCTTCTGCAAACGAATACTCAGTGCCACCATATACATATGAGAAGTTGAACATCTTGCATTTGGCTCGATCAGCCTTGGTAAACACTTCACCGAACATCTTGAGTGCAACTTCAGTATGAAGATCTCGTCCGTGCGCATAAACATCGAGTAAGAACGGCTCGTTTGAGTAACAAGCCAATACGCGTAGTTCTGCTTGACTATAGTCACCGATGACTAATACGTTACCAGGTGAAGCAGTAAACATACTTCGGATGAGCCATCCTAATCTATCATCAGGTCTGGGTATCGTCTGTAACGCTGGATCTCTGACGGACAACCTACCTACTTCAGTTCCAAAGATTTGGAACGTGCCATGCACACGATTATCTATGTCTATGACATCTCGCAGGTTATCTACATATGAGTTGTGCATTTTTTCAACACGACGATACTCGGTGAGTTCTTTTATGAACTCCAGGACAACAGGATCATGTGTCATCTTCTTTAGCTTCTGCAAGGCATCCTTATTTGTTGATCGAGCCTTGAACTGTCGGCCTTGTGGAATAGGCGCATGCATCTCGTCGTAAAGTAATACAGCCAACTGCTGAGTCGAGTTCGGATTTAGATTTGGTGCGTTTCCCAATTCCCGCATTTTTGCTGTCGAAGCTTCGATTCGCTGTTTGAATTCAGCGGAGATAGCTCCGAACCTGGATGGGTCGATATGCATACCTTTCAACTCTACTTGTGTGAGCATATTCGCTGCAGGCATTATGATTTCCATGAACGGCATATCATATTGCCCTTCCTTACGAAGGCGCGCCTCGAATATCTCTCGAAGGGCTAATGTTACTGCAACATCCTTACCACCATATACTGCAAACTCTTCGTAAGGGATCTTGGAGTATCTATCATTACGGCTAGTGAGATATGTGTGCAACATCTTCTCTTCGTAATCGAACATCCCAAACTCTAGTTGCGCTATCGCCTTCAAGCCGTGCTTGAGATTCTCGTTCAGGATATAGTGAGCAAGCATAGTATCAAATTCCAACCAGAAGTCAATACCTACATGAGACTTCAGAAAGACTTGGTCAAACTTCCCGTTATGTCCACATATCTTACGCTTTGCAAGGAACTGATTGATACAGATAACTGCTTCGGGTGTATCGTATATCAATGCATCCGATATGATAACAGCATAATCCGCATCCCAGCACAGCTGGAGCATGATGATACCATCTGCTAACTTCTTGGGTGTATTGAACCATTGGATCTGATCGGTCTCAATATCTAGCGCTACCCAAGAGCCCTCAGGACATTTTGCGAACTGCTCCTGCAAGTCTTCTACTGTGTTACAGAAGACAGGCTGAGGATTGAACTTCTTCATAAATCCTGGCCCCTTCACCGCTGAGGCAACGCAAGCTAGGAACATCGGAGCCTCTTCGGGTTTGTCACGAAGGATGTAAGCCGGATGCCAGGCAACTAGCGCGTGTGCACTGCCCCAAGGCTGCCACACACCTTGCTGTGGTGCAAAATCCAAGGCGTCTGTAGCTGTCATACCTAATACGAGAATCTTATCCGATGTACACTGTTCGAGTTCTTTTATCAGGCGGTCATGACAGCATCCTACAGAAGCCATATCAGGTGAACGACTAATCGGTTTGCAACAAACGATGTTCGTTCTGAATGTGTCTTCCGGATCACCGCCACCCCATTCGATAGCAGTATCTAGAAGCTGACCCGAAGGTCCTACAAATGGTGCACCTAACTCAACTTCCTTTACACCAGGTGCCTCACCAATAATGATTAGCGATGCATCGAATGAACCTGAGTGTGGTACGTAAGGTTGATGGCGTAAAGGACATGTTGCACACTTAGCACCTGGAGCTTTAGGCGCAACAGCCTCTTCATCAGGATCTGGAATGCCCCATATCTCTTCGAATGTCTTCTCTTCAGGATCCATTACCGTTACCGCCTTTCGTAAGCACAACGCGGGTGTCATCAACTTGCCAACCTAGTGCTTGTAGTTCAGGAACCGCACCATGGGGTACCACAAGCGTAACTAATGGCACCTTCTGAGACTTGGCAATCGATACCAGAGTCTCCAAGTACTCGATTTCGGCTTCTAGGATAATTGCGGAGTGTGAATCTCGTTCGATACACAATACTCCTACAATGTCTTTCTTGAGCGGATCCTTCACTTCGATGTGCATATTACCTCCTGCTATCAGTAATGCTAAGTAGCAATGCTATATTGCTTGACGCAAGTTCAATAGGGAATTCTTTTGTCCAATCCAACGAGTGATGCGAATCGGTGGCGTCTAAGCGTATGCCAGCTTGTGCATATGCAATTGGTGCTGCAGTATCTATACCTCGCACAAGCTTAGAGATATCGTCGTTGTGCTGATTCACTGCAAGTTGTGCTTCGGCTAAGGGATTTTTATGAACTCCTAGGTAATGGATATCGTGGTCTAGATGCCAATTGTGCTTGCATATGATTTCGACGCCACGAGCACGTCCACCTGGAAGTTTCTCGTAACGTTTTGCTACACAAATCGTTCGGCAACCTGCGTTTACCATACGCTCTAGACATGATTCCCAGTCGCTCCATGAACGACCTTGAGGACACATAGCTCTCCTACGTGCAGGTACTGTTGGTAACGCCTTTTCTGTTTCGATCCAGGTTTCCAAAGCGTTGTCTAGCACATCTGGCATCACAATCTCAGCTGCATCTAGTTGATCTGCAACATCAAGCACGGTAGCCCATTCTATAGACTTACCTAGTTCAGCTGCTCCGTTATCTACCATGATGAAGTGCCCACCTTTTGCAACACGATGATAGAATATCGCATAGCTGGGAATAGTCATATACTGTGGAAGTACCATATGATATCCCAACTCATGATGCGAGAGTAGCTTTAGGCCCTTGGGTGGAGTAATAACAGCTAGTTTCATGTTGGCTGTAATCCTTTCAATCTGATATCGATTCGAATAGTACCTGGTAGTCGATACACAATAATATCGAGATTGTCGTACTCCTTGACGATTCGATCGACCTTGTTATTCCATATCATTTCGGTTGCATATATCATGAACTCATTCTGTACAACCGTTAGACTGGAGTTTGGATGTAGACTAACAGTAGCCATGTTATACCAATCCTGCCAGGGTGAGAAACTCCTGACGTGCTTCTGAGGCCGTCAAGAACACACCGCGCATTTCGGATGTGCTCATGATAGCATTGTGTTCACTAACTCCCCGACACGACATACAAGTATGGGTTGCCTGTATAACAACTGCGACTCCCATCGCGGATAGCTGATGCTTCATGAACGAGGCTACGTCGCGCGTAAGCTTCTCTTGCACGCTCGGCCGCTTCGCTAAGTGGTGTACTAATCTCGGAATTTTGCTTACACCAACTTGCAATTCGTTCGGAATATATCCCACATGGGCTAGCCCCGCGTATGGAAAGAGATGATGTGCGCATAGTGACGCAAACTCGATGTTCTTCACTACTATCATCTGATTCGCTAGTGCGGGAAACGTTGTGAATATAAAAGGGGGCTCTGCATCAGGCGCGAACTCCTTCATTGCTCTAAGCCATCGTGCAGCAGTTTGTTCTACAGAGTCGTCCCAGACTTCCATACCAAAGATACCTTTTAGGATATCCGCAAGTCTCATTTCGTCATTATGCATTGGACTGGCCATCATTTTACTCCTATCCGCCATTGAATGCGATCGCCGTATCGGAAGTGCTTACGATTTGCAACCCACTCGAGAGCCTTATCAACGTGTTCCTGAGTAGGAGGAGTTCCTTCTGGCATCAACACAAACGGAACCTTATGTCTAGTATGTGTATTGAACCATTCAGCTAGAGTAAGTATTGTGTCCAACTCAATCTCGTCATCTATAACCCACTTGACTTCGGAAACCTGCTTTATGAGTGCCTCAGGTGCATTGTAATTCAGGTTTGGTTTAGGTGACCACGTGATCCAGTTGGGCCTAAGCTCGCCTTTGAGATCTTGTTGACCTGATGTTTCGAGTTGCACCCCAAAAGTATATCCATAGCGCTTCTGACCCACATCCCACAGACCCTTGATTAGCTCATCAAGATTGTACAATGTAGGTTCACCCCCAGTAATCACAGCTAGAGGCTGAAGTGGATATGCTATTTCGAGTATCTCATCAACCCCAAGCTTGGTACCGCCTTTATTCCATGTGTACTTCGTATCGCACCAAGGACATCCTACAGTGCATCCCTGTAAGCGGATAAAGGTTGCGGGAGTGCCAGCTAGAAGTCCTTCTCCTTGCACTGATCGAAAGATTTCATTTACTTGATAGGTCATCGGAGTCTCCTTTACGTAACGCAAGCACTTCCAAAGGGAAGGCTGTGTCCGGATGCTGTGAG